CATTGCGCAGGTAAGCATTGCGCAGGTAAGCACCACTCAGGTCAGCATTGCGCAGGTAAGCATTGCGCAGGTAAGCACCACTCAGGTCAGCTTTTTCTGCCGTAGCTTGTTCAAGCGCGTGGCGCATTGCCAAACGACTAGCCACACCATCCGGTACATTGCACTCAAACAGGACTTTTGTGTTATCCCAAGGCGATACGATTTTTTTTTTCACGCTGCACCTCCAATCTTGGCAATGATTTCACTAAGATCAGGGGCTTCCCATGTTCCCAGTTTGCCTGACCTATCCTTGGCAAGCCATAGGCCATCGGAGTCGCACATCAAGGCGCGTTGGGTGTTGCCCTCGGCATCCTTTTCAACCCGCAGCGCCAGCACTTCGTCAAAAAAGTAAGGCAAAGCCTGACCAGTCTTGTTACCTGGCATAGATGGGCTGTAAAGTACGCGACCCATCTCGTCTTGGGTCTTTTCCAGCTTGGCGGTCATCAGAACATGGCGACCAGGCACATCGCGGAAAGCGCGGATGATGTCAGCCATCTGTTCCTGCATAGCGCCATAGGCAGCGCGTGGGTCTTTATTAACCTTCTTTTCATGGTTCAGACAGACCTCAGCAATCTCGCTGATGGAATCAAGGGCTACGCTCTTGTAATCTGACTCAAGCACCCAGCTGTAAGCCTCGCGTAAGTCGTCCATACTGGTGATCTCCAGATACGGCAAGTCGGCGTCTTGGATAGACAATAATCCACCCTCGGCAGACAATACAACGGGGCTTGGCAACGTCTTGATTAGAGTTGTCTTACCCGCACCAGCCTGTCCGTAGACAAGCAACTTAACACCATTGGCACTAAGGCCGCCAGTGCGCTTTAACGATATAGCCATATGGCTCTCCTTCTGTTTGCGCTTCCGTCTGGACTCAGTTCGAAGCGTGGCTAGATCATAGCATAGTTCTGTGCTACAGTGTCAACAACTTTTTAACAAATATCTATGGCAAACCTAGCAAATATCCTTGGCGGCCCTTGGTCACCACCAGCAGAAAAGCACGTTGATTCCCCTGAAGACCAGCTAAAAGACGCCATGTTAAGCGCAAATTTGAAGCCACCGGATGTGATCCACCTTGACGGCAAGCTGCACCGCTTTAACAGCGGCACCAAAGGCGAGAAAGGCCACGATAAACCTGGCTGGTACATAGCCTTTAATGATGGCGTACCGGCAGGACGCTTTGGCTGCTGGCGCTCAGGCGTAGAGTTGACTTGGAAGGCAGAAATAGGACGCAGCCTCACGGTGGCCGAAGAGATGGCGCAGTCTCGTAGACTGTCAGAGGCCAAGGCCCAGCGTGATGCAGAGCAAGCCAAAACCCGCGAAGTGGCTGCGCAGACCGTGGAAATTATTTGGTCAGAAGGCGGCGCAGCAAGCTCAGAGCATCCTTACTTAGCAAAGAAAGGCATCAAGCCACACGGCGCACGGGTGACGGGTGATGGGCGCTTGATGGTGCCTTTGTACAACGAAGACGGCGAACTTTGCAGCATCCAATATATCGCCGGTGACGGTGACAAAAAGTACCACCCAGGCGGTCAAACCGGCTCTATGTTTTGGCTGCTAGGCAACACAGAAGACGCCGATACGCTTTACATTGCCGAAGGCTTTGCAACTGCAGCCACCATTGCCGAGGTGACAGGCCAGCCCTGCGCGGTGGCTTACAGCGCCAGCAACTTGGTGCCGGTAACGGGAATCCTGAAGGAAGGCCACCCGACGCTAGACATTTGCATCGTGGCTGACCACGACGCTAGTGGTGTGGGGCAACGCTACGCTGAGCAGGCCAGCGCTAAGTATGGGGTACGCATGACAACACCGCCCGTCCTTGGTGACGCTAATGATTACGTCCAAGCGGGGCATGACCTGGCTCTGTTGCTCAAGCCGTCAACTTCTGAATACAAACTCAACAAATTTATCATTACAGCTTCGCAGCCTGCACCGATCTCATGGCTTGTAAAGCACTGGATTCAGGACAAGGCTTTAGTAATGATTCACGGCCCTAGCGGTGGCGGTAAGACGTTTGTGGTGCTGGATTGGATGCTGCATATTGCCAGTGGCAAAGCCACTTGGTTTGGTCACAAGGTCAGACCCGGCAAAATTGTTTATTTGGCAGGCGAAGGGCATCATGGTTTAAAAAGCAGGCTTGCAGCTTGGGGGCATAAAAACAATATTTCCGATCCTAGTTTTTGGTCATCTGAGGCTGGATGTGACCTCAACACCGCCGACGGCTATTTGAAGGTGGTGGAGGCTATACGGGCGCTCAAGATTAAGCCCGATGTGATTACAGTAGACACCTTGCACCGTTTCATGGCTGGCGATGAAAACAGCGCACAGGACGCCAAGACCATGCTAGACGCCTGCGCAGCATTGATGCAAGAGTTTGGCTGCACGGTAATTCTTGTTCACCACACGGGCGTATCCGAGGAAGCCCAACACCGCGCTCGAGGCTCTAGCGCATGGCGTGGCGCTTTGGACATTGAAATTAGCGTGATACCAAGCAAACCAGGCAAGCCAATGGAGATTGTTCAGCGCAAAAGCAAAGACGCTGAGATGGCGCAGACCGTGTATGTTGAATTGGAGTCGGTGGCAATACCTGGCTGGCTAGATGAGGATGGAGAGCAAGTTACTAGCGCCGTGGTTGTCAAAGGCGAGACACCAGAAGCAAAGAGCAAAGGTGATGCACTTGGGTTCTCGTCATTTGAACGCGCATGGTTTGCTACTGGCGCAGAAGATAGGGGCGGCGCACCGTACCTTACTCGAAGCGCATTCTTTGAGTGGGCTGGCATCAACGGCCTTGGTTCCCAAGACACCAAGTACGCCCGACTCGCGAATTACATTTCTTTAGACCTTAAAAAGGGCAAGTACATAGGGCCATTGGTTGATGCTGGATTGATTGAAGTCCATGAGAACGGGTGGATTGTGATTGACGCAGGCCAATCAGCAGGAATGATGTTGAAGAAAAACAGTTGACACGCTAAGAATTGTGATAAACTTTTGGACATGAACAAACTTACCCAACTCAAAGCCAAGCTAAAGGCCGCGCAAGCGGAACTAGCTATTCGCACTCGGACGCAGAACACTGCATCTCGGGCTTACAACAAAGTAACGGCCAAGATTGCCGACTTGGAGAAAAAAATTGCTGACCTGGCGCAAATTTCAAAGTGAACTGCCTAATTACAGCGAGGCTGACTTGTGGGCCTTGTTGCAAGAAGAACGTGCCAAACATAGGCGCGTATCCATGCTGGAGCGTATTCACCAACGCTATTGCACCCTCAGAGCCAATCGGGAACGATTGGAAATTTTAAAAGAAGGAAGGAAACCATGACATTACAAAAAATATCAAGAAGTGAGTACGATGCAAACGAAATGATGGCGCTGCAAGCCGCCAATGCCAAAGCCGAAACCAAACGCTGGGAAGAAATAGCAGTGCAGGCCAGTAAAGCGCACGAGCCAAAAAAGGATTCGGTGTTTAGCTACATCGCCAAGTTCTTTGCCATCATTGGCATTTACGCCACCGTGTGTTGCTTTTTAGGTTATTTTTGGTACAGGAGCGCAGCATGACTTGGCCCTTCCCACCATTTCCGATGCCGGTGCCAGCTAACGCGCCGCCGGTTAAATTTAATCCTGAAAACTACGAGGACGCATTGATATGAAGATCACAATCGAATTTAATCTCCCCGAAGACGGGGACAAGTACCGAAGCACAATCAACTCGGGCGCTGCTTGGGATGCCTTGCAGCAAGTCCACTACGAACTTAAACAGCATCTGAAACACGATGTTGTATTGAATTTGGAACAGCTACTCGCCTTTGTATCGGAAACTATATCAACATCAGACCAAGGATTAGAACTATGAAACTCTATAACGTGCCAAGAAATAGCAAGATCATGCTAAGTGATGGTGTGGTTCTCTTATTCCACCATATTGATGGGATGTACAGCGTGTGTACAGATGAGAACGGCGACATATACCACATCAGCGCCAGCGAAGAAGTAACAATAAAGGAAGATAAATGACAATGAAAAAAGCAGCCATGCGTGTAAACCCAGTATCTACGCTGGAATCGTTCACCCCGACGACGGGTGACAAGGAGATAGCCAAGTACCGCACTGGCTTTGTGCCAAGCAAGAAAGACCCTGACGCCGTACCACCTCCGAAGATGAGCGTGTGGGATAGGGGTGTGTACAAGCCAGACCACAGCGGGTATGTGCGTGCTGGTGTGAACGACTTTTTGAAACTCAAGAGCAGGGGGATGTGATGACTAAAGAAGTATTAAAGCTGGCGCTGGAGGCGCTGGAAGCAGCAGAAATTGATGGGAATTGCCAATACGGGGCAACGGAAATTATCCGTAAAGCCTTAGCACAGCCAGCGCAGGAGCCGGTGGCATGGCTACTTTATAACGGGGAGCGAACAGAGTCTTTTTGGATGGACAAAGGGGACGCATACGATTTGGAAATGAGACCAGAACATCGCTG